GACGCTTTAATCGAAGCGTTCATCGAATCCGCACACAATAAGTTCAGTATTGTGGAGTGGCACGACATAAACGAAGAAAAGCCCAAGGACAGTACGCTTATTTTGGTTAAGTATGGCTCTGGGAGCGTTCATGCAGACATTTCGCGCCGAGACAATGAAGGAAATTTTTGTCTTGGGACATTCGCTGTTGGCGGCGTGACGGAATGGGCGTATATGCCCCGCGAGAAGACAAAGGAAAAGTGACCATGAAACTCTTGATTGACGAGGACACGCTTAACATTGTTCTGGACGCGCTGCGCACGGCTGAGTTTATTGCGACAGACACAGAGGACGCGCAGATGTTCGACACGTTGAGCATCAGGCTGGCGAAGGAAATACGCGAGGCGAAGGAGAACGCTCATGGCAACGAATTACATGACTTCGACCTTGCCGACATATTCCCAAATAAAGAAGCTATCGAAGCATATCTGATAGATGCCTTGCGCAGAGATGACAAGTATGCCGTATTTGTAGCGAGAGCGGCGAGTCTGCGCCTGCGGCTGAATGACAATCGCAATAAAATCACGGGCACGAACTAGACTCTAGTGAGGCACGAAAATGACTATCTACCAAGAGATCAGGCCACTACGACTCCCATTTGATGATGAACTTGAAAATAAGTATCAAGAGCTTCTCAAGTCGTTTTACAGCTTTTTGAGAACTACGGAATTCGCTTTTGTTGAACACGAGTCCAGCGGATTCCATGCGTATTCTAGTAAGGATTATGTGTCTATCAGGACAACAAGAGACGGTGGGCTTTTCTTTGTCGAAATGCTTTTCAATACAGAGCGGAGTGGAGAAACCATCACCATCTCAATAACAGATCACGATCAGGCGGACGATATCGAGCGAATGATTCTCGAAAAGTCAAAAGAAGCGACAACCAGAGACGGAAGAACTTTCCAAGAGGGAGATTGGCAGATAGAAAACCGAGGAAAAATTTACGCCGATCTTCATATCGTTCCAAAACCAGAAGACTAAGAAAGCGATCTAAACCGTACGAAAAAATCGTACACTTGAAGTCTGGAATTCCCTGGCGTTTCTCTGATCTTTCTATCAGGCTAGATCATGCCGGGTGTAGAGCCAGGCAGTAACTTATTGCGCGACTTGAAGTTGCGACAACCTCGCGGACTGCGCCTGCGGCTTGCCGCTGCGGTGTCGCTGCCGACTTGCAAGGAATTCCACACTACCCCCTGCCCCCGAGGCTTCGGCCTTGGGGGCGGTTTTTTTGTGTCTAGAGAACAGAAAAACCCCTGCGACCATTTTATGCGCGACCATAAAAAGGTTCTCAGTTGTCAAACATTCTTTGACAGCTGCCCGAAAACCGCAACAAAAACAGATTGCAAATTTGATACCTGGGGACAGATTGTCCCTAGAAGCACGTTGCCCCCGAAGGCTTGAGGCCAACGGGGGCATTCACTTACGCGCCTAGTTCGTCAGAAGGTCAACCAGAGCATGGATAATTGCTTGAACGATCCATGTCAGAATCTTTCCTGATAAACTAGCGGCATGAGAAAAGTCATTGAGCATTTCTTTCTCATCCTTTAAGCGGCCTGGGTGGTGGAACACCTAGGCCGTTTTGCTACGGTTTTGTCGGCGGCGATTGAGCGGCAACCGAAGCAAAACCGCTCAATAAGTAGCGGGCAAATGCACAAACCCCGCTCGACAATGGCCGTCATCTTACGCGAAAATTGAACTAGAGTTCGATTGTCGCAGAAGGAACATCGAACCGGAGTTCGATTTCCAAAGTGCCCGAAATGGTGGGGTGCGTACAAAAATATGTTGGTGTCTTGTTCGGGGTGCGTACAAAAATGCGTACAAAACCAAGCAGAAAAATCAAAAGTCAATAAAAATCAATGCTCATCAATTCCCGCCACCTCCACCACTAGACACGGCCTGAAAGACTTTTGATCTTTCAGGCTTTTTTCTTTTCTCGCTTGTTTTTACTAGGCTTTTAGACCATCTCAAAGCGTATCCGAACTTATCCTTTTCTCTTCTTTTGTCTCTTTTTCCCTTCTTTTGTCATAATTGGCGCGTACAAAAACGCGTCCAAAAATTTTGTACGCCCCCAAAAATGGGAACTGAACCCGAGACAAAGATGAAAAAAGTTGACCTCGACACCTTGCCGCCCGGAACGCACCGCGTAGCCCCGAATCTGTTCTTGTCCGTCCGCAATGAGACATCAAAAAGTTGGCTGTTTCGCGCTCGCTGGAATGGCTCAACTGTTCGGATCGGCCTCGGCTCGTACTTCCGCGTGCCCCTGGCTGCCGTAAAAGCCAAGGCCGCAAAGTTGCAAACGGAAGTCGCTGAAGGGCGCGACCCGCGCCTACTCTTTGCGGCAGACAAACCGACAGCAGAACAGTCCGCAAAGATAATCCCCACCTTTGCGGAGGTTGCCGCTATGGCTATCGAAGAGAAGGCCTCGGTTGCGCGGTGGAAAAACGCCAAGCACACTTGGCAGTGGACAGCCTCGGTCGAGAAGTACGCGATTCCTGTTCTGGGCAAGCTGCCGATAGACCAGATCACGCAGAAAGATGTGCTCAAAGCCTTGCGTCCGATCTGGGAAACCAAGACAGAGACCGCCTCCCGCGTGCGCGGGCGACTCGAAACGATCTTCAACTACGCGATCCGCGAAGGCCTACGCACCGCCGCGAATCCGGCAGTCTGGAAAGGCAATCTTGAGTTCAAGCTGCCTGCACGCTCGAAGGTGCAACCTGTCGAACATCTTGAAGCCCCGACTCTGCTGGAACTGAAACGCTTTACCGCGCACGCGCTGGCATCGCCCAAAATCGGCAATTTGGCAACGCTGTTCGGCATCCTGACCGCGACCAGGGCGAATGAGTTTTGCCGCACTGAATGGTCTCAGATTGACCTGAACGAGAAAGTCTGGGCGATCCCTGCCGCTTACCGCAAGGACGGCAAGCAGTATTCGCACCGCGTCCCTCTCTCTGATCTGGCAGTTCATGTTCTGGAGCTCGCGAGGGCGTGCGCACGCTACGCGGAACGCGAGACGGATGCGGTTTTTTTCGGGCTGCGCAATCCGCACGTGAACCTGCAAACCCCGCGCATGTTGCTTATGAAGTTCTTAGGCAGACATTTGACGATGCACGGCTGCCGGAGCACGTTCCGCGATTGGGCGGCTGAAACCGGACAGAACTTCGACGCGACAGAGCTTTGCCTGATGCACGAAATCGGGAACAAAGTTACCAGAGCGTACTATCGAACCGACCTACTTGAGCCGCGACGCGAGATCATGCAAGCATGGGCTGACGCGCTCAAGAGTTGACATCCGAACGATTAAGTAGCATGGAAACTTGATAACCGAACTGTAAACCGCGTTACCAAGTTAACAAGAAGCCCTCGCGTGGGGGCTTTTTCGTGCCTACTTGGCACTATTTTTTGAGGCCTGAGATTGCGTCTTTTCTGATGGCGATTCGTTCAGAAAGTCCTGCACCTTCCGAAAGTAGGCTGACACCTTCTCCGAGAACGTTCGCGCATCTGGCAAGTCGCTTCTCGCAAGTTCCTGAGGGATTGGCTGACTGTCCGGGCATTTGTCCGACAGCGGCGTCAAGCTGTTCGCGCAGCCTGTCAGCAGATTGAAGCAAAGAAAGATTACGAGACTCAGATTCACGAAATCGAGTAAGCATTGCGCTATAAGTCTCAGCCGCTTCTTTTTCTCGCTGTCCCATTTTTTCCACATATTCACGTTCCTGATTCAAAAGTGCGCTGAGGTGTTCTTTCTCTCGCTTTTGCTTTTCCCTGTCAGCGAGGACGGAGGCGCTCGAAAAGCCAAGGATGAAGGCCGCGATTGCCGCGCCGAGCGTCAGCCATTTGGAATCAAAGATCATCGTCGATCCCCTGCTCGAAGAGGATTCTTTCGCGCATTCTCCGGGCAGTCAGTCCCGGAATGACTTTGCGAACGCCGTTGACCTTCACGGTGTTCCAACCGTTTGTAAACTCAGCCGCCGCGCCGCGCTCATTGCCCGCGTTCAGCTGTCTGACAAGATTCGAGCCTGCAACCGATCCCGTACCGACATTGAAAGCCAAAGACAGAATTGCGATGTACTGCTTTGACGAAACCGGCGCATGAATCCGCGCCCCGAGCTTGTCAGCCGTGCGTTTCATGTCGCGGGCAAACAGTTCGCGGGACTTGCGCTCGGTAATCAGCATGCCTTCGACCACTTCAGAGCCGGTGTGGCCTACGCCAATCGTCCAGATGCCGCCAGAGTCCTTGTAGGCCGAAAGGCTTTCGCCTTCTTGCGCTCTAACAAAGTCATAAGCGAGTTCGGGAGTCCATTCGAGAAAAGCCTTTTTCATTTGTTCTCTTCCTTTCCAGCTACGCGGTCAACGCTCTTATCCACGGCGGCATTCAGCGCGGCAAGCAACCGGCGCACAACCGGCGGGACAACGCCTTGCAGGCCGCCGCGCTCCAAGTTCTCAACGATTGAGCCGAACTCGCCCGCCGCGTATGCGCAGATGATGATCGACTCCATGATTTCAAAATGCAGAATGGGGAGAAAAACCACGTCAAGCCCGTGACCGAGCGCGACCATGACAAAGACAAAAACCTTTTTCGTCACGCCAACGAAGTTCGCGTGCGAAGACCATTTGCCGGTGACGATGGCCGCCCAAGTGCCCGTGAAGAAGTCGCAGATCACAAAAATCGTGAGCCAGATGAGCAGGATTCGGACTTCACCGAACAGGAAACCGCAGACAGCTCCAAATGCCGCGCCGATACTCATAAGCACCGTGTCATCCGGTATCAAAAAAGCAAACATTGAGCTGATCCCTTTTTTTATTTTCACTGCGCAGGCGTTCGTCATGGCCTTTCTCCTTTCATAGGCCGCCCAATGAGATTTTCGCCTCGCGCCGGTCTTTCAAAGGCCGACAATTTCCTATCTATCGACACGGCGAATGGCCTTAAAGGGGTTGAAGTAGCAGTGAAACTGAGCGACTTCTCCGAGTCGATTCCAGAGCTTCCAGCCGAAAGACCAACGAATGCAGCCCTCGTAACTCAGAACGTGGTAAAACCAGACTCCGTACCAATGAAAAGCCAAGAGCTTTTTGTTCCGGTACAGATAGCGATTGCAGTAGCCGGGGATGCGCACCGAGTCGCCCGCCTCGGGATTGCCGATTGTCTTCAAAAAGTCCGAAGGCCGTGTCTGCACGCCGAGAACACTCAGACTGAAGCCGTATGCAGAATTGCGCCAGAGCCAAGTCGTGCGCCGCCACCAAGTCGCAAAAAAGCCCGTGCCGGGGTGCTTGGCACGGTGATCCGGATCGCCGTCAGCGTCACAGTGCAGCGTCCTGAACCACGCAAGCCAATCGGGCAGCCGGTTGGTCTTCGGATCGACAAAAAAAGGCAAGACCGGGCACAGAGCTTTGGCAATAATTGAACTCGACAGTTCGATAGGAATCAGAAGCAGCCATTTCAAAAATACGAGCATTGGTTTTCTCCTATGGTTTTGCGCGAAGGAATCTAAGTGCAGTCCAACTTCGGACTGCCTTTTGTTTTCCTTCTTTGGATTGAAAAAACGGAGAAAACACATGAATGGCAAACTCTCATCCCGCCAGATCGAAAGACTCAAACCCAAGGAAAAGCGATTCACGATTGCTGACGGCAGCGGCCTCGCCCTGCGCGTGCACCCGTCCGGCGTGAAGTCCTGGGTGTTGCGTTACAGCCGCCAAGGCAGAGTCAAAGACATTTCGCTCGGCCATTGGCCTGAAGTCTCGCTCATGGCCGCACGCGCCCGCGCAAGAACAGAAAAGAAAAGCCTCGGGATCAAGCCGCCAGAAGGATTCACGCTCAATGATGCGTTCCGGCTTTGGAAAGGATTGAAGAAAGGCAAAATCGTTTCCTACGAGGCCGAGAAAAGGATGATCGAGGCCTACATCATTGCGGAACTCGGAGGCAGACAGCTCGATGAACTTACCGCGCCGGTTGTAATCGAGCACATGAAAAGGATCGAAAAGCGAGGTATTCAGGCAACAGTCAAGCGCCTCATCATGCGCCTGCGCGAGATGCTCAATCTCGCGGTATGCGCGGGCTACATAGACGCGAATCCGTGCGCCTCGGTCTCAAAACTCTTCGCGCCGCCGAAGGTGACGCCGATGCTATCTGTCGCATGGACTCAGCTCCCCGAAGTCATGCAGATCGTGAATGACTCGGACGCGCCAGAGCGCACAAAAAGGCTGTTCAAGATTCAGCTACTTCTCATGCTTCGACCGAACGAGGCGGCAGGCCTGCGCTGGTCTTGGTTCAATGCGGATCGGACAGTCCTAATCATCCCCGGCGAGTGCATGAAGAACGGCAAAGATCACCGCGTCCCCGTCCCCGCCTATGCCGCTCAAATCCTCACCGCGCAAAAGAAAACGACAGGCCGCAGCAAGTTCGTCTTTCCCTCCCGGATCGCGGGTCAGGCCGTGTCCTCTCAAACAGTCGCCAAGTTCCTTGCCAAAACGCCCCTGCGCGGTCGGCTTGTCGCTCATGGCCTGCGTTCCCTTGCCCGCTCATGGCTTGCCGATCATGCCGCGCCTTATGAGGTTGCGGAACTCTGCCTTGCGCACACGGTAGGCAGTCAGGTCAGCCGTGCATATCAGCGCTCAGACATGATCGAAAAACGGCGGCAATTTATGGACGCTTGGAGTCTTTTCGTTTCCCAATGTGCTTGATGTGCTTGGCGCAAGCATGAAAAAGGCTGATTCCGTTGCAAAAAACAGAATCAGCCCTTGCAGACTGCCATTGTGCTAGGCACAGCGGGAACTAGCTGTTTTCAAGCTCGTTGATCTCTTCGCGCCAAGCCTTTCTCTGCTCCAAAACTTGGGCATACTGCTCGGTCGTGGCCTCGCCTTCCGCGATTTTAATTACCACATAATCCGTTGCGGCGAGTTTGGATTTAAGTTCCGCGACTCTCTGCTGTTTTGCTTCAGCCTTCTTTTCAGCTTCACTCTTTTGAGGCTTCTCGACAACCTTCCAAGAAAGATCGTCACCGCGCTCGATCTGATACTCTTCCGAGCCTTCAGTCAGCTTTTGGAAAAGCTGACGCAGTTCTTCATCATGCGCCGTGTGAGAAGTGTGCGAAACCGCGCCAAGCAGGGCGCAGTCAGCCGCCGTCTTTGGCTTGGCCACATTGCTCCACTTCGAGCCGTCCCAGCACGCGAAAGCATCCTCGGACAGTTCAGGCTCAACAAAGGTCGCGCTCGGCGGGAGGATGTAGTTGTACGTCTTCGACTTCTTCAGCTCCTCCGGGTCAGCCTGCGCAAGACTCACGCCATTGAAAAAGCCTTTTTCGTCAAAGAGATAGCATTGCTTGATGGTGTTCATAGGTATCTCCTGTTGCAACAGAAGAACTCTACGAGTGCGGAGAGAGAAGCCATGCGGGGATTTTCCGTCCCAACATTACCGGAAGTTTTGGCGATGTTTTGCAGATTCATGTTGACAAAGCTTTTTACAGAATTTCCTCAGATAATAAGGTAACTTCAGGCGGTTCAGGCGGAATGATGCGGGTAGGATTTTCAGCTGGCCATGACAATTCGGTATACAAGAATGACTTGTCAACAGTTCAAGCTCCGGCTGTTCAGGCATTGGTAGCTATCCGCTACTAGCGTCCCAACATTACAGGTAATGTTTCGTTTTTCTTTGCTACATTTGATCAGGGAGCGGCATCTGGTGCACTTTATGGTCATGCTGGAAATTCGTATAAGTGGCCAACAACTGGACATGACGGACAATTGTGTAAAAAACTTGGCTTTGCTGCCAATATAGCAAACGGAATTTACGGCGCTAATGGGAAAGTTCAAAACCCTGCTCTGAATGTCCTTGTGGCCATCAGGTACTAAGCCCCAACATCACGGGCTCAGCTGGAGCGGACTTAGCGACAAGGTGGAACAAAGGGGCTTTTGTGCCTTATACGGCGAGGACTCCGGGATTTAATGTTGGCAATAACGGCATTGCCGATCTGGATTTCGACGCTTCATGTAGCAACTCAGTTTATGGCGGAGCATCAACTGTTCAGCCGCCTGCCGTAAATGCCTTGGTTGCCATTCGGTATTAGTACCTGATAGCCACTAGCGCCCTAATGGCTTCAGGCTGGACTGTTGAGGATTTTCCAAAAATCGGAGACGATCGGGATGCATTAAAACTAAAGCCTATTCCACTGCTTTTCCACGAATCTTGATTTGTTTTTGTAGTCCCAACAGTTGATTTAGAAAACGAGCCTGTGCAGCTTTGCCGCTCCTGTTCTCCGTAAAAGCCGCCTTCAGCACCTCCTGTTATGTTGGGAAGTTAGTACCTGATTGCTACGAGAACACTGATAGCAGGGTTTTGAACTTTGCTATTTGCGCCATACTTTGCATTTGACTTTGATGCATCGAATTTAAGGTGTATGAATCCAAAGTCAGAAGTACCGGTTGGCAAAGAGGCGTACCAAAAACCCCCAGAAGATAGTGCACCTGACCACGTTTCATCAGCGAGTTTGTCTGCTTTGAAAACCTGAATTTGATCTGATGCTCCACCTGTAATGTTGGGACATTAGTATCTTATAGCTACCAAAGTTCTAAGAGCAGGGTTTTGAACTGTTGAACTTGAACCATAAATGGCATTACTTTTACTAGCGTCCAGATAGGGGTTAAAACTATTATTCCCAGCAGTCCTTGTAAGTTGACTTGAAGCACTATATCCTCCCCACACAAAACAGCCATTCCAATCATTGCGTAGGTCGTCATTCCTGGTTGAAACTAAAAACTGTATAAAGCCTGTAATGTTGGGTAACCCACTTTCGAGGTAAGTTCCGACCTTCGTGAGATCATTCACGCCCTGCAAAACTCTGCCATCCAAATTAGGTAAATTGAAGGTCGTAGAACCATCGCCCGCGCCGTAGGTCGTGCCGATCACGGCAAACAGAGCGGCATAGGTCGTGCGGCTGACGGCTGCGCCGTTGCAGAGAAGGTAGCCGGTAGGCAGAGTCTTTCCGGCAAAGAGAAGGTAAGAGCCGACCGGACGGCACTGTTCGAGAGCGGCCTTGACTGCGGCCTTGACTTGAGCCTTGGAATACGTTGCCATGATGATTTTCTCCTGAAATTTGGTTAGTGCGTGAATTCGTCACAGCCTTCATATAGGCCGTCAATGAGGTCTGAAACGTCCTTGACTGCGGCGGGCGTTGCGGCAATGCCATCACTTGCGCCGGAGGTGCTGCTGGACGAATCGGAAAGGGTTACGCCTCCGAGCTGCGTAGCGTTCGCAGTGTTGAGGCTGAAGGTTGTAGAGGTCAGGGTCAAGCCCGTGCCCGCGCTGTAAGTCGTATCGGTGTCGGTGTTGATATCTCCGACAAGTTCAAAAGCCGTCCCGTCATAGATGAACTCATAGACGCGGTTAGCGGCGAGATACCCGGCGGCAATGGCCGAGCCGCGATACCGGATCGCCTTCGCGCCTGTCGAGTTCACATTGAGCGTTGGGTTGTCTGCCGTGTTCGTGATCGAAAACTTGACGGCAATCTTCGCGCCCGTAACCAGACTGAAGTTCGCGCAAGCAACGGTCTTAGCCGCGCTGCTTGCCTCGGTTGAACTCGCGCCGTAGTGGATGATTGCGGATGAGCCGTCAAAGCTCACGCCGTCAATAGCCTTTGCCGCGTCAAGTTTCAGGGCGGTTGTCGCCGCG